CGAGAAGCCCTGGCCGGGCGGCACGTTTCGCCAGCTCGCCTCGCGGATGGTGCTCAACGCCGACATGGCGGGCACCGCCTTCGTCGCCCGCCGCGCCGAGCGCCCCGACCGGCTGATGGTGCTGCGTCCCGACTGGGTGGAGATGGTCCTCGGCTCCGACATGGACCCGGGCGAGGCCGGCTTCGCGATGGACGCGGACCTGCTCGGCGTCCTCTACTACCCGGGCGGCAAGGGCGGCGGCCGTGAGGCTGTCCCGCTACTCGCCGACGAGGTCGCCGTGTGGGCGCCGCAGCCCGACCCGCTCGCCGCCTACCGGGGCGTGTCGTGGATGGCCGCGGCCGGTCGTGAGATCGACGCCGACATCGCCGCCTCGACGCACAAGCTCGCGTTCTTCGAGAACGGCGCGACCCCGCAGATGATCGTGAGCTTCGGCCCGGAGGTCAAGAAGACCGACTTCCAGAACTGGGTCCAGCGGTTCGAGATGAACCACAAAGGCGTCCGCAACGCCTACAAGACCCTCGCCGTCGGCGCCGGTGCGTCGGTTCACACCGTCGGCACCGATATGAGGCAGCTCGACTTCAAGGTCACCCAGGGGGCCGGCGAGACCCGCATCGCCGCGGCATCCGGCGTCCACCCGGTCGTCGCCGCCCTCTCGGAGGGCATGGCCGGCTCGTCGCTGAACGCGGGGAACTTCCGTGCCGCGTGCCGCCTGGTCGCCGACCGGACGCTCCGGCCGCTGTGGGGTGGCCTGTTCGCGGCCCTGGAGACGATCGTCCCGCCGCCGGACTCCCGGTCGGAGCTCTGGTACCCCGAGAAAGAGATCGCGTTCCTGCAGGAAGACCGCAAGGACGCGGCCGACATCAGCTTCATCAAGGCGCAGACGATCACCGCGTACGTCCGCGACGGTTTCACCCCCGAGTCGGCCGCCGCCGCCGTCGAGGGCGAGGACACGTCACTGCTGGTCCATTCCGGTCTCGTCTCCGTGCAGCTTCAGCCACCCGGAACGCTCAAGCCGATCATCGAGGGCACCACCGCCCAGCCCGCCATCGGAGGTTCCCAGTGACCGATTTCGTGCGCGCGGTGGCCCTGGATGACATCCGCATCCGCAAAGGCGGATCGGGCCGTGTTGTCGAGGCGTACGCCGCGGTGTTCAACGAGCCCGCCGAGATCTACGACCAGGACGGCCACTACCTCGAGGTCAACGACCCGGGCGCGTTCAACCGGTCCATCGCGCACCAGCAGGGCCGGTTCCCGGTCGTCTACAACCACGGCATGACGATCGCGGGCACCGCGTCCGACCGCGGCTCTGTACCGATCGGTGTGAGCGTCGAGGTGCGCGCCGACAAGCGCGGCGTGCTCACCGTCTCCGAGTACGGCAACACTCCCCTCGCCGACGAGGTCCTCGAGGCCGTCCGGCAGGGCTCGGTGAAGGCCCAGTCCTACGGCGGCGCGTTCCTGCGCTCCGATCCGGGCCGCCGGCCCGCGGGCGGCTTCCGCGCCGGTGCCGACGGCAAGCTCCGCACCGTGCGCCGCATGGAGATCAAGATGCGCGAGTTCGGGCCCACCCCGTTCCCGGCCTTCTCCGGCGCCGCCATCACCGGCGTCCGAGCCCAGCAGGTGCTCGGTGCCCTTCTGACTGCGCCCGCCGAGCGGCGGGTGGCACTGCTGCAGCAACTCGACGACCTGGTCACTCCTGAGGAGCTGGACGCTCCGCAGGACCCGGCCGAGGTCACTGACGGCACACCCGACGAGGGTCCCGCCGCCGCACCGACCGACGACCCGGCTCCAAGCCACTCCCGGTCGCTGAACGCCCGAATCCGCGCGTTCAAGATCGCCAAGGGATTGGAGTAGCACGTGATCAAGCGTGCGGAAGAGATCCGGGGCCGGATGACCGCCATCCGCTCCGACCTCGACGCCCTGCTGGGCGTCGACGAGCAGACCGACGAGCACTCGCTGCGGTTCGAGGCCCTCACCTCCGAGTGGGACGAGCTCGACACCGAGCTGAAGCCGCTGGCCGAGCGCGAGCAGAAGATCACCGAGATCCGCGAGCGGGCCGCGTCCGAGGCCAACCGTGAGACCACCCGGCCCACCCCCGACCTGGTCGTCAAGCGGGACCTGGACCCGTACGCCGACATGGACTCGGTGCGCACCGGCATGGTCCAGCCCGGCGACCTGCGCTCCCGGGCGCTCAAGGCCGTCGAGAAGTACGCCGAGCGGTCCGACCACTGGCAGCTTCAGCACGACGGCGCCGAGCAGGCGACCCGCATGCTCGAGAAGATGGGCCCGAAGTTCGGCACCGCCGTGGCCCGGCACATCCTCACGACCTCGACGCCGGAGTACCTGGCCGCGTTCCAGCAGTACATGGAGGAGCCCACCGGGTTCTCCCAGCGTGCTGCGATGTCGCTGACCGCGGCGAACGGCGGCTACCTGGTGCCGTTCACGCTCGACCCGACGATCATCCTGACGAACAACGCGTCGGCGAACCCGTACCGCCGGTACGCGACGATCAAGACGACCGCGACGAACGACTGGAACGGCGTCACCTCGGCCGGCGTCACCGCCGAGTGGACGGCGGAAGGCATCGAGGCCGCGGACGCGTCCCCGACAGTCGGCCAGCTGAAGATCACCCCGCAGAAGGCCGACGCGTACCTGTTCGGCTCCTACGAGGTCATCGGCGACTCCGACATCGGCCAGCAGCTGCCCGAGCTGCTCACCGACGCAAAGGACCGCCTCGAAGAGTCGGCGTTCGCCGTCGGCACCGGCACCGGCCAGCCGTGGGGCGTCATGGCCCGCGGCACCACCCTGGCCGCCGCGTCCGGCACCGCCGCGACCGGCCCGACCGCCGCCTCGGTCTACAGCCTCGTCGCCGCCCTACCCGCCCGCTGGCGTGGACCGGGTGCCCGACTGGCGTGGCTGTCGAACCTGACGGCGATCAACACGCTGCGGAACACGCCGAAGTTCACCGGTGCGACGGAGTCGATCGTCACCGAGACCACCGCCGGTGACGCCGTCGACCCGGTCGCGCCCGCCCGCATGCTCGGCATCCCGTACCTGGAGTCGACCAGCGTCGTGGGCACCTACGCCAACAGCAACAAGGTCCTGGCGATCGGCGACATGCGGCAGTACTACATCGTCGACCGCATCGGCATGAGCGTGGTTTACGACCCGCTGGTGCTCGGCTCGAACCGCCGCCCGACCGGACAGGGCGCCTGGTATGCGTTCTGGCGTGTCGGCGCGGACCTGTCCACCGCCGGCGCGTTCCGCGTCCTGACCCTGACGACCTGATCGGAGACAAGATCATGGCAGAGGACACGAAGGCCGGCTCGACTCCGGCGAAGAGCACCCCGGCGAAGGCCGCCGACCCGGCTCCGGCCGTGGCGGACCAGCCGGTCGTCGTCACCGACGCCCCGTCGGAGCCGTTCGCGACCAAGCCCGGCGACGTGCCGGTGGACCCGCGCTCGGGCAAGCCGTTCGAGGCGGCCACCGCGGGCCTGAAGGGCCCGTCCGGGTTCGAGGTCGTCGACGGTCCGGGCAACGTCGTGCAGGGCGTGAACCCGGACCGGATCCCGGCCGAGGTCACCCCGGGCGTGAGCCCAGACGCGGGCGGCGACGCGCTGCTGGCCGCCGCCCAGGCGAAGGCCCCGAACCTCACCAAGGAGTTCGTCTCCAAGATGGGGGTCACCGACGAGATGCTGGCGCAGATCGCCCGGGGCGAGATCTCCCCGCCGCCGGCGATCGGCCCGATCTACACGGCCGACCTGCACCTCACTCCCGGTGGCTGGCAGCAGACCCCGCCCGGGGTTCCGCCGGAGGACGTCGGCAAAAACGCGATCGGTCACCGCTGAGACGCCGTCCCGCGCCGTCGAAAGCGCGGGGCGGTCACAACTGAACGGGTAGGGGGAGGCGGGCTCCGTGGCCATGGCAGCAACGGCGACGGAGCTCGCCGGCTACCTGCAGCAAGACCTGGACACCTACACGGCGACGCAGGCGCTGACGCTTGGCACGGCCGAGTTCTGCCGAGCCGCCGACACGGCGTTCAGCGCCACGTCGGCGACCTGGTCGACGATCGGCGACGGCTGCTTCGAGCTGGTGCTGCCGTTCA